CCGTACCAAGGCATAGGAGCTAGAGGTGTACTTAACTTAGCGTCTAAACTTTTACTTGCCCTCTTACCGCCAAATGCTCCGTTCTTTCGTTTGGTAATAGATCGCTACGAATTAGATAAAGCTAAAGCTGAACTAGGACCTGAAGGAGCGGAGCAGTTACGGACGGACTTAGAGAAAGCACTGGCTGATGTTGAGCGTAGTGTATCACAGGAAGTAGAAGTACAGAACTTTAGGAACGGTATATTCCAAGCACTAAAGAATCTTCTTATCAGTGGTAACAGTCTGTTGTACTTACCTGATGAAGGAGGTATGAGAGTGTTCCGTCTTGATCGTTACGTTGTTAAGCGTGATCCAATGGGTAACGTTACGCACATAGCTGTCAAAGAAACGGTAGCACCTATGATGTTACCTGAGAGTGTTCGTGAGGAAGTATACCGCCAAGAGAAAGAAAACACCTGCGACTTATACACAGCTATAGTACGGGAAGACGACAAGTATAAAGTATATCAGGATGTTAAAGGTATGCTCATCGAAGAAAGTATTGGTGAGTATCCTATAGACAAGTCCCCGTGGTTACCGTTACGTTATACACAGATAGATGGAGAAGACTACGGACGTGGGTTTGTTGAAGAGTACATCGGAGACATCAAATCACTTGAAGCACTAACAAAAGCTATCGTAGAAGGTAGTGCAGCAGCAGCTAAAGTATTGTTCATGGTTAATCCTAACGGAACAACACGAGCACGTACACTGGCTGAAGCTCCTAACGGTGCTATCGTACAAGGGTCTGATGGGGACGTATCAGTATTACAACTTAATAAGTTTAATGACTTCCGTACTGCACAAGCTACTATGGCTGGTATTACGGATCGTTTGTCACAAGCATTTCTTCTGACATCAGGGGTTGTTAGAGACGCTGAGAGAGTTACTGCCGAGGAGATACGGATGTTGAGCCAAGAGCTTGAAGCCGCCCTCGGTGGTCTCTACTCTCTGCTGTCACAGGAACTACAACTACCAATCGTCAGTCGTCTGATGGATCGTATGTCCAAGGACAAGCGTCTGCCTAAGTTACCTAAAGATATTGTTAAACCTACTATTGTTACCGGTGTGGAAGCACTTGGTCGTGGTAATGATTTACAACGTCTTGATCTATTCTTGGCAGGGGCTAATCAGGTAGTAGGACCACAAGCAGTCACTCAATACTTAAATGTATCTGACTACTTCAAGCGTCGTGCTACTGCTCTTGGTATAGAAACTGAGGGACTCATCAAGACAGAAGAAGAGATTCAACAAGCTATGCAACAAGCTCAGATGATGGAGATGGCACAGAAACTTGGTACACCTGCTATCAACGCAGCACAGGAGCAGTACATGGCAGCACAAGAACAACCACAAGAGGAATAATAGATGGCTGAATTACACCGAGTAGAGATAAACGAAAAAGCACCGAGTGAAATCGAACCAACAGAGGAGTCTAAGACTGACGAAGTTGTTGAGACTACGGAAGAACAAGCACCGACAGAAGAACGTCCTTCATGGCTACCTGAGAAGTTCAGTAGTGCGGAAGAAATGGCGAAGTCGTATTCCGAACTTGAAAAGAAACTTGGACAACCCGAACAACAAACCCAAGATGAGGAACAACCACAACAAACTGAAGAGAACAACGAAGATAATACTCAAGAGAGCACTAATTATAATGAAGCTGTTGTGGAAGCTAGTCAGGAGTTCTTTCAAAATGACGGTCAACTGTCTGAAGAAACTTATCAAAAGCTTGAAGGGATAGGACTACCACGTGATCTCGTCGATAGTTACGCAGCTGGTCAACAAGCTCTCATGCAATCAGAAGAGACAGACATCAAAAGCGTTGCAGGTGGTCAATACGATCAAATGGCTGAATGGGCAAACGAACATCTACCATCCGAAGAGATCGACGCCTTTGACGAAGCTGTTACGGGAGGCACGGTACAGCAAGCGAAGTTAGCAGTGCAAGGATTGTACGCTAGGTATCAGAACGCTACAGGAGCACAGCCTAAACTAACACAAGGTTCTGTAACAGGGACATCTACTATGCCTTTTAAAAGTATGCAGGAGTTAGCACGAGCACAAGCTGACCCACGTTATCGTAGTGGTGATAAAGCATATCACGAAGAGATTGACAGACGACTTTCTGTAAGTAATATCTAAGTTGTTTTAATTCATAATGTGTACCGCCTTGGGCGTTCGTATGGGGTGCTTCCTTTATTGGTTTTGGAAGTTTAACGAGCAGCTCAAGGCGGTTTTTCTTTGCTTAGATAGTCGTTAGTTACTATGATTAAGGACATGGCAGCAGAATTAGGAGAAAACACACAGGTCAAAGCCAACCTAGCATTCGTGGCTAAAGTAATAGCTGTGGTAGGTAGTGTGGTTTGGGGATACAGTGTTATATGGAATAAGTTAAATGCTTTAGATTTAGAGATTATGAGGTTGAAGCACGACGTAGAACTTAATGCAGAGTTTAGAGTGAAGTGGCCCAGAGGAGAACTTGGTGCGTTGCCGGATGATGCTGAACAGAATATGAGGTTAAGCTTCATAGAGAAACAGATGGGTAAGCACGAGGAACTTCTGGATAAAATGAGATACAACGTCGTAGAGTGAAATGGGTGAGTTGCTTATGTTGTTCATTACGGGTGGGGGTAGCACGGCTATGGGTGCTATTCTCAAGGGTGTTTTTGGGTACGTATTTGAAGCTCGTCAGCAAAAGCACGATATTGAAATGGCGAGAGAAGCTCGTGCAAACGATAATTTTCTTAGACTCCAAGCTGAGCTTGCTAAAGCAGGTACTTCTGAGTTTGTTTCTAATACTCGTCGTTGTCTTGCTATTATCGGGGTGTCTACGCTCTGTGCGTGTATCGTCCTCTGCACCCTATATCCACACGCAGAAATCCTCACAGTCACCAATGCAGACGGAGAAGGATACAACGAGTTCCTCTTTGGACTCTTCAAGTGGCAAGCTGCTCAAAAGCCAATCGTTATTTCTTCTGGACACATCAGCCTTATGGGATGCACAGTAATTCTGCCTTGCATCTTAGGTTTCTATTTTGGTCCATCTGGCAGAAGAGGTTGACAGTCAAGACTATTTTGATTTTAATTAAGGATATTTATATAGACGATTACGACTACTAGTCCTCGACCTACTGCGGTAGACAATCCTGTGAACGAACGAAGTGAGAGTCAAACTAAACATAACTAACACAATAATAATAACATACGTAATATAGGAGATTATATATCATGGCTAATGGAGATACATCCCCCTCACGTGTAGGACAGATTAATAGTGCTGGTGACGTAGATGCTTTGTTTCTTAAAAAGTTTAGCGGAGAAATTCTGCAAACCTTCGAGGAAAGCAACATCTTCAAAGCTCTTCACACTGTTCGCACAATCGAAAACGGTAAGTCTGCACAGTTCCCAGTAACTGGAATCGCTAGTGCTTCTTACCACACACCCGGTGAAAACATCGCTGACGCCGGAAACAGCTACCTTAGCGACATCAAGAAAGCTGAGAAAGTCATCACTATCGATAAGATGCTTTTGGCTTCTACTTTCTTGTCAAACATCGACGACGTAAAGAACCACTACGACATTCGTTCAGTTTATGCTAACGAATTGGGTAAGGCTCTTGCTGTTCGTTTCGATACCGCTATGGCTAAAGTGTTCATCGCTGCTGCTCGTAGTTCTGCTGCCGTTACTGGTGGTAATACTGGTGGTATCCTTGATGTTTCTGCTAACGCAATGGGAGACACTACTGACTCTGCCGACGACGCTGACAACAGCGATCCAACAGGTGCTGAGTTAACTGCTGCTCTTTTCACTGCTGCTCAGAAGCTTGACGAAAACGACGTTCCTTCAGACGGACGCTTCGCTGTTCTTCGTCCTCAAGAGTACTACAAACTTATCACTGGTGGTGCTGGAACTCTTGCTATCTCTACTTCCGCAGTCAACAAAGACGTTGGAGGTTTAGGAAGCATCGCTTCAGGATCAATTCCACAAGTAGCTGGTATCACGATCTACAAATCCAACCACATTCCATCGACTGACTTGTCAGCTGTTTCTACTGGAGACGGTGAAGCAAGCAACGACGTGTTTGGTGCTAGTGGTATCGGATACAATGGTGACTTTACTAACACGCTTGGTATCGTTTCTCATTCCGCTGCTGTTGGAACTGTTAAACTGCTCGACTTGGCTACTGAATCTGAGTACCAAATCGAACGTCAAGGTACGCTTTTTGTTGCAAAGTATGCTATGGGTCACGGAGTTCTCCGTCCTGAGTGTGCTATCGAATTGCAGAAGTAACCCTGTTTCTCTCGGTGTTGGGAGGTCTGTGATTCGTTCCGCTCCCTTCTCCGAGTACTCTTTTTATTATGGCTCTGACAACAAAACTTAACGCAGTAAACACGATGATTAGCGTCATCGGAGAAGCACCAGTAAACACTTTATCAGGGACAGCCGTACCAGTTACCGTTGTTCAAGCAGAGAATACATTGGATGAAACAAGCAGAGCCATACAGTCAGAGGGATGGCATTTCAATACAGAACACGAATACACCCTTACCCCTGATGCAGTAACCAGCAAGATAACCCTGCCAAGTAACACACTACGGGTTGATCTTGATCCAGAACTTTATACAGAAAATGATCCAGTTCAACGTGGACTAACCTTATACGATAGGAAGAATCACACGGACGAATGGACTAAGGAGGTTAAAGCCTCCATAACTTTTGAGTTGGACTTCACAGAACTACCTGAACAGTTCCGACATTACATCACAGTTAAAGCCGCCCGTATCTTCGCTAATCGTTTCTTGGGTAGTCGTGAGATAGAAGGGTTTGCTACACGTGACGAAGTGGAAGCTAAAGCACGGGCTATTGATGCCGACAGTGAAGCAGCTGACAGAACTATCTTTGACCACTACAGCGTACTTAGAGTGCTAGACAGATAATGCCGTTATTAGTTAATAGCGTACCTAATCTCGCACAGGGCGTATCACAACAGCCTGACAACCTAAGATACCCCGGTCAGTGCGACGAACAGATTAACGCTTGGGCTACTGTTGTTGAGGGACTGAAGAAACGTCCTAATACTAACTACGTAAAGAATATAGACAGTAGTAGTACAAGTAGTAATCTATTTACACACTTTGTTAAACGGGACGAAGAGAACCAATACGTACTGACGGTGTCGTTGGGTGGTGTTGGTGCAACTGTTGTTTCTATTTCTAGTAGTGGTAGTACGGTTTCTAGAAATGCTACTGTATCTGTATCGTCTATAGCTAGTCAGTATTTAAGTCTTGGGAGCAGTTCGTTAGGAGCAGTTACCAATCCGTTAAAAGACCTAAGAGCTTTAACAGTAGCGGACTATACATTTCTTGTTAATAAGAACAGACTGGTAAATATAAACACTGATGCTTCTTTAAAAACAAAAGACTTAGAAAACGAAGCGTTAGTGTTTGTTAAGCTAGGTGACTACGAGAAGACATACGATATATATTTAGACGGTCAAGTTGTGCCACACGGAGGTACGGGTTTAGATAGTAATAAGACACCGCCTAGTGGACACACTTATGAGAGTGGAACTACTAGTAGTGGTACACACGCAGACACTGAAGTTATAGCTGAAGATTTAGAGATCGTTTTAAAGGCTGCCACTGCTTCTTTACTAGGTGTTACCAGTTTAACGTTATCAGGAGGTAGTGGTTTTGCTAACAGTGAGAACATTAAAAACGACAAGGCTAACACATCTATTTTCTATACTTATAAACTCATTCAAAAGGACAGCGGTGGAACTATAATAGGAAACGGTTGTCAAGGTGATGTGACGTTTAGTGGTGGTGCTGTCACAGCACAGACAAAAACACAAAATGGTAGTGGTTATGATACAGACACGACTACCAACCCTCTCACGCTTCAAATAATAAAGCACACGCAAACAGCAAAGGTACGATCTAAGTTTAAAAAGTACAGTAGAAACGTGCAGCTTCGTGCTGCTGGTAAATCAGAGTCACGAACAATTTATAAATACTACCCTGAAACTACTGAGCAAATAGTTTATGAGGGAACACCCGGAGCGACTGTAGGAAGTGTAACTTTACCTAGTATATCTCCAAGTGATATAACTATATCGACGACAACATATGAGATTGAACGTCAAGGTGCTGTTATAAAGATTACAGGTGACACAGACTTTAGAATAAGAACAGAAGACGGACTAGCTAATCAAGGTTTAGGTGTTGCTTATAAAGAGGTAGCTAGTATCACTGATTTACCTCGTCGTTGTTTTGATGGTTTTAGGATACGAATACGAGGAGATGCTGACATAGCACAAGACGATTATTATGTTCGCTTTCAAACAAAAGACAGAGAAGACTTTGGTGAAGGAAGTTGGATAGAATGTGCAGGGTGGCAAAACACTAGTACATCCGCTTCGTTATCTGTGGGTATAGATACTACATTAGATTTTGCTACTATGCCTATTACGATTGTACCTGTGTTTGGGCAGGTGTCGTTAGGTCAAGATACTAATCTTATTTACAGTTTCAGAGCTGAAGTACCAAACGAAAAAGAAGGAATAGAAGTTGAGGATCGTGCTTTTGGCTACACATCTAGACTAGCGGGTGACGATTTTACCAATCCATTCCCGTCGTTTGTTGGGCAGACTATCAACGATGTATTCTTCTTTAAGAACCGTTTAGGATTTTTAACAGATACCAGCGTAGTCTTTAGTGAAGCAGACGAATACTTTAACTTCTTCAGGACTACCACACAGCAACTGTTAGACAGTGCACCGATAGATGTAGGACTGAGTCACACAAAGGTAGCAATACTACAACACGCTATACCGTTCCAAGAGAAGCTGATGCTGTTCAGTAAGCAGTCACAGTTCGTATTGCGTGGTGCTGATGTGTTAAGTCCTAAGACGGTAGCTATATCTCCTGTTACTGAGTTCGATATATCAGACAGTGTAGAACCCGTAGCACTAGGTAACTACATATACTTTACATTTAAACGTAACGACTTCGAGGGAATGTATGAATACTACGTTGATAACAATACTGAAGTGTTTGATGCAGAGGAAGTTACACAACAAGTACCCAAGTACATACCGAACAACGTACGTAAGATAGCAGGTAGCCAAGCAGAGAATACGTTAGTTGTTAGCACTACAGACGACCTGAAGACGTTGTACGTATATAAATACTTCTGGAGCAACAAGGAGAAGATACAGAGTGCTTGGATGAAGTTTACTTTTGATCGTGACGTTGTTGGTTTTGATTTTATAGACAGTCAGTTGTACATGATAACCAAGGATACTGAAGGGTTACACCTAGAGTTTTTGACACTTGAGGACGGACTGAAGGATACGGGACTAGACTACGCTTTGTTGTTAGATAGTCGTGTTGACGGTAATAGTTTTTCATCCGAACCCACCAACCCTAATCCTACAGCTACTACAGAAGTAGGGATGAAAGTAGTATTTCTTACTGACACCACTGACTTCCCTGTTAATACATACGGTGAGATAACGGCTAAGGATACAGACCCATTTGACACAGGGTTCACTTTTCCTACAACAGACGGTACGCCACCTTATTCTGCTCCTTATCCTCAAGTCAGAGTTATCAATAAGTGGCATCCGTTTATCACCGCAGGAGAGGACTACGACTTAGTGCAAGTTCAAATAGTAGGTGGAGTGTTGAACAATATGAAGTTTGGGAATACGTCTAGTGGTTCTCAATGGGTAGGACTGGGTGCAGGTCGTGGTGTTGATTGGGAAGTACTTTACGATACTCCTGTTGTTTATCACACGATCAGAAGTGATGAGACTAGCGTATCAGATACTTTCTACGAAAATGTACCAGCAGAAAGTAGAGGTACTAGATGGGAAGCAATTGCTGGTGACATCTTTTATAATACAGCTACTAAGAAAACTACTATCTTTAAGATACCATACGATACGACGGGTATAGAGTTGTACACTAAAATAGGTACACAACGGACGGTTAGTATTGCTAACTCAAGCACCATAGACGTCACAGGTACAATATCTAGTTATGCAAGTTACAGTGGTAGTATTTACAAGTGTATAGAAACACACACATCAACAGCTTCAGAGACACCCGATACAAGTGCTAAGTGGACAGTATCAACAGATGTGACATCAGCTACTGCGTGGTCTAGTGGTAGATTGTACAACGACGATACGTACTTTGTTATAGGTAAGCCGTACAATATGTTGTACAGGTTCTCCGATCAGTCGTTAAAACAACCAACAGAAAGAGGAGGTCGTAGTGCTTCTGATTATACTTACCAAACAATACGTAGTGGTAGTATCAATTATGCAGACACTGGACACTTTACTGTTGAAGTAACTCCTGAATATCGTGATACGTATTCGTATGTTTTTAATCCTGATATAGTAGGAGCTGATCTATCGTTGAATGAATTTGCACCACAGAACGGACACTTTAGATTTGCCGTACAAGCACAACCCGGTGAAGTGAAGATAGAAGTAAAGAGTGATAGTGCGTTGCCGTGCAAGTTGTTAGCTGCTGAGTTTGAATCTATGTTTGTATCGAGGAGCAGAAGATATGGGTCTTAGAGTAGAAGAAGCACAACCTGATATGGATGCCTTTGAGTTGTACGACGACTTACGGGAAGAGGATATGATGGAGTGTATCGGATTAATGCACCACCCAAAGGACGCTGTTAACCTGTCATTTCAAACAAGTAGTAAAGTATATTCACTCAGAGGTAACGACGGATTGTATTGTAGTTTTGGTGTTAGTCCACAGGAGAATGTTGGTGTTGTGTGGTTGTTAGGAACACGACGACTGGCTACTGCTAAGAAGTACTTTCTAAAACATTCCAAGCAGTGGGTAGATGAATTGATGATGGGTTTTGACTTTCTAACAAACGTGGTAATGAAGACTAATACGTTGAGCTACAGGTGGTTGCAGTGGTTGGGTGCAGAGTTTAGCGATTGCCAGTACGACGGGTATATGTCATTTATATTAGAGAGGAAGTAAACGATATGTGTTTTCCAGCAATAGGAGCAGCGTTAGCACCGGCAGCAGGTGCAGGTATGCAAACACTCATAGGAGCGTCTGTAGTGAGTGGGTTTGCTCAACCTCTTGTAGCTTATGCAGGACAACGTCAGCAAGCTAAACAGCAAGCACGTTTCCAAGCACAAGCAGCAGCAGCGGAGCGTCAGCGTTTTCTACAAGAACAAACTTCCATCCGTATGCGTCAAGCAGAAGAGCAGGAAGCTGTGGGTCGTGAGTTGCAACAAGTTAGTCGTAAGTCACAGGAAGCATTAGCTAGAGCTAGAGTGTCTGCTGGAGAAGCAGGTGTTGCAGGAGCTAGTGTACAAGCATTGATGGATGACTACACACGACAAGAGGGAGCGTACAGAGAAGCACTTTTAAGACAACAAGAGTTAGGACAAGTAGCAACAGGCATGGGTCTTGAACAAGCAGGATTCGCTACGCAACAACGTCAGATCGGTATTAGACAACCTATCAGCAGACCAAGTGGTTTAGCAGCGGGACTACAAGCATTGAGTAGTGGTCTTAGCGGATACGCTACAGGTCTTGATATAGGAAGCAGACTACCTGAGAAACCTCAAACACAAACAGCGTAATGGCTAGAGAACGAGTACAAGTACAAGGATTAGGCGGGGCTGTCCCCGGTATATCACCTACCATTCAACGGGCTGGACAGTACGGGATACAAGTTCAACGAGCAGGACGTAACAAGTTGATGGACCTAGCTGATGCGTTGGGTGAAGTTAATCCGTTGTTACAGCAGTACGGTCAGTTACAGAAAGTACAAGAGAAGATAGGTGTTGAGAGGGCTGAAGCATTAGAAGAACAGCAGGTTCAGGCTGAACTTAAAAAACTGAGTGATAAAGACATCAGTGGTTTTCATCCTCTAGCTCTTTATAACAGAGAGAGAGCCTATCGTGATGTGTTGTTGAAAAGAGCTATCAATAATACTGTTATACCTCAAATGCAGGCAGATTCAGACGATTTATTGAATCTAGATAAGTACAAAACTAGAGAAGAGTTTGACGCTGGTATTGACGAATACGTTAACCAGCAATGGACTGATTTTAGTAATGAAGTAGGAAATGTAGCAGCTAGTTCTGTTGCAGCTAAATCTTTATGGAATACGGTAACAGCTCCGTATAAGAATAAATTATCAATCGCTTACGAGCAAAAGAAACAACAAGCAGTTGAGCAGGGCTTACAAGATGAGCTCACACTTACTCTTTCTAATGTTACACGTGATAAGGGCTTTGATACAGCTATACTAGCTGATGTTGCTGATAATTTTGAGCAGTTGTTTGCTGATTCAGGCATCGATAAAACACAAAGAAACAAACTAATGATTGATGGGTTTGCTGCTAATGTCGATCAACTCTACGCACAAAGAAGATACAACGATGCTAAACGTTTGTTGGATTCTATGGGTACTATACGTGTTAACAAGAAACCAGTATTCGGAACAAAAGAAGCAGTCAGACAGCTTACGCCTTTACTATCGAAAGTTAATACTAAGTTAGCTGAAGTTAGTAATCAATCAACCACTGAACAGAAACAAGTTTTAAAAGGACGAATCTATTCAGTTTTATCATCAGGCGTACGTGATCGTGAAGATATGCCAGCCTCTAAATTAAATACGTTACGTTCTATATTTAGAAGCATGAATCCTGAGATGCCAGAGGAAAGAGTGAATGGATACATAGATAAGGTGTTCGCAGGGACTGGGGATATAGGACAAAACCTTTTAGGTGTACTTGAAGAAGTAGCAGGATCGGAGGGAGACTTAGCAACCGCTTTATATTTTCCAGTACTCCCTAGTATCACGCAGGACTATGAAGAAATAAAGTCAATAGGAATAACACCTATAGCAATCACTGAAGAAACTATGCCTGAAGTTCTTGAAGATTTTAGGGCGTATGTAAAAGATAACAAAGAGGAAGAGGAACCTTGGAAGGGGTATTTATCTAGAGAGGGTGGTCGTATTCCTAAATTCCAAGAGTTAATAGACGAATCTGAAAGATTAACAGCTGGTAACTATGTTCTTAAAAAAGAATACTACAAAAATATAGCAAGCCAGTTATTAGCTAACTTAGGTGCTATCGACGACCAATTAAAAGATAGCGAGATAACACTAGACGATAGAAGTTATTTCTATAATTCAGGAGCTGTTAGTTACATAAAGAACGAAGTAGAGAAAGAAGCGTTTAGATTACAGGCGGCTGATGAAGATGTTAGAGATGCTGCTTTAGAGGATTTAACGACTAAATTAATACAAGACGAAAGAAGACGATACGAAGGAATGGCGAAAGCTTCTGCTATTAGTTACGATGTGGACACGCCCCTCACGGTTGAAGCAGTGTTTAAAGGCGAAAAAGCAGAAGCGTTAGAGGAAAAGTATAAAACTATGTTTCCTGAGTCTTTATTAGAACAGAAAAGAAAAGAGATACCGTTTTTTAGAAGAGATATAGAAGCGGATCGAAAAAAGATGTTGAGTGCTAATGATGTTACGCCTCTTAAAATATCTTTAAGTAGATACGGTTATGCTACGTTTGATTCCGAAAGTTATAAGATGTTACAGAAAGCAGGATTAGATGCTGCTGATGTACAGCTATTTGGAACTTTAGGCGAGCTGAACAGGATGTATTTAGAGTTTGACGATGTTTTGCAAAAAGATTTAGAAAGACAACCATTGTCAGAAGAAGAAAAGAAAGTAAAAGAAACATATCAGGGTCTAGGTATTTTTAACTCAGAGTCGTTAGACAATTTTTACAACGCACAGAAGAGTAATTATTAATGAGTACTATTGCGGAACAGCTTAGAAAAGCTAAAGCTGAAGGTAATCTTGATACGTTTAGAATACAAGAGAACCCGGAGTTAGATATACAACCAGCTCCTCCTGTAGACACTAACCCTGACTATCTACCACCTGAAGTATTAGAGAGTGTAACCATCGCTGAAGATGAGATAAGCACTGGTCAGTATATATTAGGAACAGCAGTAAGTACTGTAGGAGAACTAGGTACAGGTTTGTACGGTACTCATAAATTACACCAATCTCAAAAGTATTTACGTTGGGCTAATAATGCTAAAAAACTATCAACCCTTGGTATTGTAACGCCTGAACCTAGTTCTACAGTTGCGGGAGTCATTGGGTTAGCAGCAACCGAAGGCGGTATATGGCTTGCGTCTAATTTTATAGGACAATCAATACGTAAAGCATACGGCATACAAGACAGCTACTCAGCAGGTGAAAGCATTGCTTCTACGGTGTTCGGCATCGGTTTAGTAACAAAAGCTGCTGATAAAGTATTCAGATTGAGTGCTCCTAGCCTAGCCTCCGCTAAAGCTTGGAAAGGTAAAGAATTATATGTTAACGGTGCTAAGACTTTTGTTAGTGGTGCTGCTTTAGGTTTAGCCGAGTCTGCATTAAGACAAGAAGTAGAAGCACACCTAAACGGTACAGATCGTAATGTATATGATTATATGTTCTCTTCTGCTGCTGGTGGTAGTTTTAATACGATATTCTCAGTGTGGGCTAGGACGGGTAAATGGGGCAGGAACAAAGCTACTGATGTTATAGCTAGTGCTAAAGAAAATTTAGAAGCAAAGAAGATAGAACTACAACAACAAATAAAAGAAGCCGAAGAACCTTTAGCTCCTGAAGTGGCGTTTGGTTTTGGAGGGGCAGCTGCAACGGCAGCTAAAAGTTCTAGCAAGCATCAAGCTTTACAGCAGATCAAAGATATCGAGCAGTCACAAGCTATACTGGATGATTCAATAGCTGAGATGATGGAGGCTAACAAAGTTCTATCTAAACAAGAAGTAGAGCCTACCGTAAAAGAAGAACCAGATATAGAAGTTGAAGATGTTACTAAACAACTGGAAGAATCTGAGCCTATTGTTGTAAGGGACGAAGAGCCTGAAGTAGAAGAACCCACTGTTGTTAAAGAAGAGACAGTAGGAGAACCAGCAGTAGAAAAGGAAGTACCTGTAGTTGAAGCTCCTAAAAGAGAAAGAAACGTAGATGATGCTAGGGAAGATACGTTGGATGATTTAATAGAGCGTATTAAGAATATAGACACGACACCTGAAAGTGGTACACTGTCTATAGAAGCACCTCGTATTAATCGTGAGGGTAAGAAGATAGCTGATGCGAACATACAACGTATGAACGATTTGATTCGTGCGTTCGTTAAAAATCCTAGCGATAAGAATGTAGCACAAGCTATGTTAAGTGAGATAAAGTTTAGTCGTTCTTTTAATAGGAATGTTACTGACTGGTTAAACACTACAGGTGGTCGTTTAGTTCAATCACAACGTGGTGATGCTGAAGATTTTGCTTGGGCTACTAAGTACAGTATACGTGCTCAACTACAAGACGAAGCGTTAGCAAGACTACAAGCTACGTTAGAGGCTAAGACTCGTGGTGTTATAGACGGAGATGAAGCTGATATACAGGGTATGTTTGACGAGTATCTAGCTATACCTGAAGAACTGAAGAAACGTCGTAAACCTACACCTACTGAAGTAAAAGAAGACGACGAGATACAGGAAATATTTAAAGAGTCTAAGGTTGAGGAAGACGAAGATATACAGGAGTTCCTTGAGGATTTTGATTTAGAGGAAGAGGTAGACATTACCGTACCAGAAGAAGAAGTAGATGTTAAGGCTGTATTAAAAGCACGGAAACCTACTAAGAAAAGAAAAAAGAGAAAACCACAAGAGCGTTTAAGTGCTGCGGAGAAAGCTGAAAAAGCTTTACTAAAACGTAAGAAGAAATTGCAAGAGCGTTTAAAAGAATTGCAAGGACGTTTCGGTGATCCAGCTAAATTAACTAAGGAGCAAAAGAAACAATTACAAGAAGACCCTGAGATTGCTGACTTAAAACAAAGGATTAAGTTCTACGACGCATCTGAAAAAGATTTCATAGAAGTAAAACGTTTAGAGGCAGAGCTTGCTAAAGTATCTGAGTTAGATGTAGCACCGCTGGGTGAACAACGAGCAGCTGTAACTCCTAAACCTAAAGCACCTACCAAACCAGCAACAAAAGCTACTGAACTTAGATCGAAGATTTCTAAAGTAAAAGCTAACATCAAACAACGACTAGCGGATATAGATAAAGCTAGACGTGAAATGGATGAAGAGTTTTCACCTGAGAAAGCAGAGCAAGCATTTCAAAAGAAGATTACTACTTTACAAACTGAACTGGACGAATTACGTGCTACGTTTGGTAAAGAACCTGAAGAACTTGTACCTACTGCACCAAAAGAAAAAGACCCACGAGTAAAAGATTTAGAGGATAAGATTAAATTCTACAAGGATGCACAGTCTGAAGTAAGACGCATCAAAGAATTGGAAGCTGAACGTGCTCGTTTGTTAGAGATAGAAACAGGACCATTAGGCAGACAACGTGCAGAAGTAGAGGCTAAACCTACAGGACCAAAGAAAGCACCGGGTCGTGTGCAAGAACTCACTAAAGACATAGCAGACTTACGTAAGAATATGCGTAACAGAGTACAAGAGATTGACCGTGCTAGAGTTGAAATGTCTGATGAATTTAAAGCAGAACAATTACGTAAAGCCTACGAAAACAAACGTGATAAACTACAAAAAGAATTAGACGGTTTACGTTCACGCTTTGCTAAAATAGATGAGCAAGAAAAAGCAGCAGGGTTAAAACCAAGTAAGGAAAAAGACCCACGACTAAAAGAGCTAGAAGAGAAAGTAAAGTACTATAAAGAAGCAGAGGTAGAGGCACGTGCTGTTGTAAAACTTGAACAAGAACTTGCTAGAGTAGCTGACATAGAAGGTCGGGCTGTTGTAGGTGAGCTAAGAAAAGAAGTAACTCCTACTCCTAAAGGACCAACTAAACCTGCTAGATCAAAAGAATTGCGAAAGAAGATAGCTGATTCTAAAAAACGTATGCGTCAAAAGCTTAGTGACTTAGATAAAGCTAGAAAAGAAATAGAAGAAGAACGATTAAACGTTAAAGCTTTCAGAGAATTAGAAGAATCTTTTTACAAAGCATTAGAAAAGGACACAGCTAGTTGGTTAAGTAAAGGCTGGGGATACGTTAAGATGGCACGTCAGTTGTCGTTGATTGATCAGTTACCGTCAGTGCTTGCTGGTTTACCTACAGGTGTTGGTGCAGTAGTGAAACAATTCTATCGACCACTCACTAATTTCATGTACAACGCACATAACGTTGCATTACCTGTTAGAAAAAGGTTAGCGATGGCAGACGCTGCGGGTGCTTTTAAAATATTAAGCGACACTAAAGGATTGTGGGCAGAGATGCGTCGAACATTTGCTGAGAATGTTTCAGCTGTAGATAGCAGAGCTGGTAGAATGTCAGATGAAATAAATCCTGCATCATTAAAAAGAGGCGAACATTCTTTAGTTTCTAGAGCTTACAAGTCGGCAGAGAGAAGGGTACAAGCTTTAGAGAATACGTCCAACTGGTTTACTAACGCTATAAAGAACGGTCAGTTTTGGCAGTTATGGACGCTAGGTGTGCGTGGTATTCAGACACTTGATTCGGCTTTTAAACGCCAGTTAATTAAAGGAAGACTACACGCAGAAGCACACAAGAAAGCTATATTAGAGTTCCCTGATGATCCAGCTAAAGCACAAAAAAGAGCACTTGAATTGTATGATGGAGCTTGGAGAGATAGCGACGGGTTAGCAGTGCTGAACGACGCACACGAATTTGAAGACACTGTTAATCAAATACGAGAAGAGTTATTGTTCGCAGCTGATGGAGATTTAGAAGACATACCAATAAACGGTGCGGAAAAAATAATAAGAGGAATTAAAAAACTAACAAACGACAACGGTATGCTATCAGCTGTGGTTGACGCTTTTCTTCCTTATGTAGGTGTTCCTATTAGAGCGGTATACAGAGGTGCAAGGTTTTCATTATCTCCTGCATTGGCTGCTGGTTCAGTAACGCCCGGAGTTAGAAGGTTCGCAAATCCATTCAGCGGTAAAATAAAAGAGTTAGATATAAAATTAAAAGAGCAATATAACAGGCTAAGGAAGATAGATGATCCTAAGTTGCAGCGTGATATTAACGAAGAGATAAAAGACTTAACACGCAGGAAGAACCAAGCGGAAGAACGTAGATTAAGATACAACGAAGACATACTAACAGACGCACTACTATCCACATCACTTTATGCTATAGGAGGTGCTGCTGCTTTTAATGGTATGGCTACGGGATCACTTGAGTGGATGACTGTAGATCAACGTCAGAAAAATAAATTACAATCTTTCAATATAATGGGATCAGATTACTCAGCTGCCTTACCTTGGTCTTTTCCCCTTGCAATGGCAGCTGATGTGATGTCTTGGCATAAAATAAAAAAAGAAGAAAGAGATACAGGACAGACGATACTCACCAAAGATCAGACGTTAGATTTTGTTTTAGGTCAGTCTTTTAAGAAGCTTGCAGAAGCGATGCCACTAGCTCAAGGTGTTGAGACAGCACAAGAAATAGCTAAATTTGAAGGAGATGTTACACGTAATGCTTTGTCACGTCTTGTCGCTAGTTATGTACCTATTCCTGCTCAGGCTCGTAAAATAACACAAACAGTATTACAAGATGGAGTTCCTGATTTAAGAGGGCAAGGATATTGGGAGCGAATTGCTTACTCTGTTTTAGGTGCAGGGGCTGTTAACTTGAAGACAGATTTACTTGGAGAAGATTTAGAAAGCACACACACTTGGGTTACGCAAACTGTTATAAGACAAGCACCTAGAAAGGAATTAGACAGAACTAGGTTTGAAGAAATAGTAGCAAGTGATACTCACGCTAACATCGTTGGAAAACCTAGTATGATAGCAGATCGTCTGAAGATGGTTGATTTTGTGGATGACGATACTGGCATGACTTTAGCTTATTCCTTTGACCAACGCTTAAAAAGACAGTTAGTTAAAATTAAAAAGATAGAGGGCATTAAAGGGCTAGCAGGTAAGCGAATGAATATTAATCAAGCAGTAAACAGTTTAATTACTAACGCTGACTGGATAAAGAAATACAACAAAGGCTTTCAAATTACTGAGACAGGTAAGTACGCTAACGAAGGTTTAGTTGCATTGAATAGTTTGCTGAATCAATTTTATAATCAAACTAAGAAAGATATACTAGAAGATAAAGCATTTTTAGCTAGTTTTATAAACGAAGATGAAGATACTCTTTACAGTATTTTAGAAACAAGAGGAACAGTGAAAGCACCTGAAGTACCGCCCGCTGCTCCTTTTGAAATACTACAACAATGACTAAGTGCTTGAACTCCTCGCTCAATAAGTAATAATATAATATCATGGCTAATACCTACGTAGACTACACGGGCGACGGCTCGGAAACAGATTTTAACTTTTCCTTTCCATACATTAATACCGAACACGTAGCGGTAGAGGTCAACGACGGACCAGCAGGTGGTACAAACAGATGGGTACGAAAGACACTTACAGACGACTACACTGTTGAAACATCCCCTACTAACTTTGTAAGATTTGTAACTGCTCCTACTAACTTAGCTAAGATAAGGATATTACGGGATAGCAATGCTACTGTAGCTATTGTTGACTTCGAAAATGGTTCAGTACTAACTGAGACAGAACTGGACAACGGATACAATCACAACCGTTATCTTGCTGAAGAAGCAGAGGAAGGTGCTACTGGTGGTGCGTTAACTAAAAGAGACACTGACCACTACAACGCTGATGGATTGAAACTTGAGAACTTAGCGGATCCTGACAGTGACGACGATGCCGTTAACAAAGGATACGCTGACACTCGTTACGTTGATGTAGCTGGGGATACGATGACGGGTGCTCTGGACATGGGTTCCAATAAAGTCACCTCTTCTGCCACTCCATCCACAGGTAATGACCTGACCAATAAGACGTACACCGACAATACTTTTGTTGATGCAAGTGGTGATTCCATGAGTGGTGACCTTAATATGGGTACTAATGATATACTCAGTGCAGCCAGCGTTCAGGGATTGTCTACTCCCGTAGCTGACGACTACGCAGCCAATAAGGGTTATGTTGACGACCAAGACGATTTACAGGTAACCAAGAGTGGGGACAGTATGTCGGGCAACCTGACCATGACCAGTCCTAGTAAAGTTGTTCAGTCGCAAGCTCCCACCAGTGGAAATGACCTAACGAATAAAACTTACGTAGACGAAACCATTACCACGTCTTTAGCTACAGGGTCACCTCCTCCGGGCGTACAGCTCGGCACAACTCAGATAGAGGATGATGCTATCACTGCTGATAAGTTGGATAACACTACGGTTACTCCGGGTTCTTATACCAATACTGATTTAACTGTTGATGAGAACGGACGAATTACGGCAGCTTCCAACGGTTCTGCTGGTGCAGGTGCTACGAATTTAAGTAACACTCCTGCTGCTTCATCTGTAGATATTGAATCGTCCACTGGTACTAATACTACCGTTGCTGCTGCTACTACAAGTTTGGCAGGAGTAATGACAAGTTCTGACAAGACAAAGCTTGACGGTATTGCAACAGGTGCTACAGCTAATACAGGTACAGTCACTTCAGTAAATAGTGGTACAGGACTGACGGGTGGACCTATTACAGGTAGTGGTACATTGAGCATTGATAACGGAGGTGTTGGCGAAGATCAACTAGCTGACAACGCTGTTACAAGTGCTAAGATAAGTGATACAGACAATCAATTTTTAGTAGACGATACATCCACACAAAAGACTGTAATCATTAACAATTCTTTAGGAGATGTAGACTTCATTGTAAAGAGTACAGGTAATGGTAATTTAATAATAACAGACGGTGCTAACAACGCTGTTGGTATAGGAACTACGACTAATGCTAACTTTGCTTTGACTGCCAGTAACGCTGCGGTGGGAAGTTCTTTGGTTATATACGATCCAGCTTCCTCTACAGAAGGCGGTCAAATAAACATAAATAAAGCAGGGATCACTACGCCAACTGGTACAGAGTCTGACGGGTTTGTCATTGATTCTTACGATACAGGTTCTACAGGTAATTATGGATTGCCAGCGGATACAGATGTATTAAGAATCATCGCAACCCCCGGCTCTGGAGCTGCTGAAAAGTCGATAGTAATAACTGAAGATGCTGATCTTATTACCAACGGTGATATTAAATTTAAAACTGCTGGCACTAATAATGTGGGAGAAGCAGGTATCGAAGCTGGGGAAGTGCATTCACAATTGTTAGTTCTTAAAGACGGAGTTTCAGCTCCCAGCACTTTCTCAGGACAAGCTGCTATTTATGTGGACTCAGCTGATGGAGATTTAAAAATTAAGTTCTCTGACGGAACTGTTAAAACAATAGTAACTGATACCTGATGACTGAATCTATTTCACACTTCTTAGATACTGCTCTTGCTGTAATACTGGGAGTTATCGGGTGGATTATCAAGAGGTTGTTAGAACGATTGGATGTCGGGGATAAACGGATGACTAAGATAGAGGTGGAGTTAGCTGCTCAGAAAGAACGAGACACTGCTGTTGAGAACCGTATGAGTGGACTGGAAATTACTGTAAAAGAAATCAATAACAAGCTTGATCGCTTAATGGAGATGTTAATGAAACGTGGCTAAGATTTGTCCAAAAGGAATAGCGTGGGCTAAACGTACTTTCGATAAGTATCCAAGTGCATACGCCAACATGGCTGCATCTAAGTACTGCAAGAGTCCCACGTACGGTAAGAAACGCAAGAAGCTTGCAATAAAGAAGAAGAAGTAACATGGGTGAGTTAGCAAAGTGGAGAGCACAGAACTGGGTACGTATTAGTAGTTCAGGTAAGATAGCAGGTAAGTGTGGTACTTCTAAAAATAAAAAGAATCCTGATCGTTGTCTTCCTATGTCTAAAGCACGTTCACTGTCCACCGCTCAAAGAGCAGCTACCGCTAGAAAGAAGAAAGCTGGTGGTGCGAAAGGTAAACAATTTGTTAGTAATACACCCGCAGCACGGGTATCATTAAAGATTAAGAGAAAGAAATAATTATGCCATACGGAAAATATAGTCCTAAACAAAAGAAGCTTGCTGCCGTTGCTGGTGACAAGAAAAAGATTACCCAAGCTGACATCATAACGTTAAAACGTCGTAAGGGTATGGCTATCAAAAAGAAGAAGTGAGTGTATCCTTATCCATAGGCAGAGGTGAGAAGTCCCGTAAAGGAGGACTCACTGCAAAAGGTAGACGCAAATACAATCGTGCTACTGGGTCTAACTTGAAAGCTCCTCAACCCGGTGGTGGTCCTCGTAAGCGTTCCTTCTGTGCTCGTATGTCAGGAGTAAAGGGACCAATGAAAGACAGTAAAGGTAGACCTACCCGTAAAGCTTTGGCGTTACGTCGTTGGAAGTGCTGAAGTGCAAGAATTAACGACGTAACTATTGTAACATGAAAGATCACGTAGAAGGAGCTAAACTGGCAGACAGTTACACAAAGGTGTGCATGAATGCCGTTGAGTACATGAATGCTATGGAGGAGTACAACCCAGCACTGATGAACGCTGTGGGTAAGTGGTTGAAAGACAACAACATAACGGTTGACAATCGTACTGGTACTCCTGTTAATGACCTAGCTAAACAATTTGAAGCTTTACCTTTCACCGAGAATGAGGAAGAGCAACAACAAGCAGCCGGAACTTAACGTACCACCACAGTTAAAGAACTTTAAGAACTTTGTCTGTTTGGTATGGAGGCACTTAAACCTGCCTGATCCAACACCCCTACAGTACGCTATTTGTGACCACCTGCAACACGGTCCGAAGCGTAGTATCGTCATGGCGTTCCGTGGTTGTGGAAAGTCTTGGATAACAAGTGCTTATGTAGTGTGGGAACTGCTGATGGACCCGTCTAAAAACATACTTGTTGTAAGTGCATCTAAGGTTCGTGCTGATGAATTTAGTACATTTTGTCAGCGTCTTATTAATGATATACCAGTGTTGCACCAACTAAAACCAACGGAAGACCAACGGTTTAGTAAGGTATCCTTTGATGTTGGTCCTGCTCCTGCGTCACACGCACCGTCCGTTAAGAGTCTTGGTATAACATCACAGTTAACGGGTAGTCGTGCTGATCTGATAGTGTTGGACGATATAGAAGTCGTTAACAACTCCGCTACACAAGGCATGAGAGACAAGCTATCGGAAGCCGTAAAAGAAACAGATGCTATCATTAAACCACTGGACACCTCCAAGATAGTATTCCTTGGTACTCCTCAAACAGAAGAGAGTATCTATCAGAAGCTGCAAGAACGGGGCTACAAGGCGTTTATTATGCCTTCTGAATATCCTGACCCCTCTACCGTCAATAACATCTATGGAGACGCTCTAGCACCCTTTATATCGGATAACACCACTGAGGATAACATAGGTAAGACTACAGAACCACTGCGGTTCACTGATATGGACCTTGACGAACGTAAGCTAAGTTACGGTCGTAGTGGTTATTCCCTGCAGTTCTTACTCAACCCACGACTATCAGACCAAGACAGATTCCCATTGAAGATTAACGATCTGGTACTGTACGACGTAGACGTTGATACTTGTCCTGAAAAGATATTGTGGTCAAGTGACCCTGAGAAAGCTGACAGGACACTGCCTAATGTAGGGTTTAACGGTGACAGATACAAACGCCCAAGTAACGTCATAGGAGAAAACATACCGTACAGTGGTAGTGTTATGAGTATTGACCCGTCTGGTCGTGGTGTTGATGAAACTGGGTACGCTGTGGTAAAGATGCTTAACGGTTATCTGTACGTTCCTGAAGCGGGTGGTCTAAAGGGTGGATACGGAGAACAAACACTAAAGGAACTCGTTGACATCGCTAAACGTAACAAGGTTAACAAAGTCGTAGTAGAGAGTAACTTTGGTGACGGTATCTTTTCGGAACTGATTAAACCTTTGTTTAGAACTACGTACCCGGTAACACTGGAAGAAGTACGACACAGTAAACAAAAAGAACTACGTATCATTGATACACTGGAACCTGTACTTAACAGTCATAAACTTATCATAGACCCTAGGGTTATAACAAACGACTATAACTCAGCTATGGCTTACCCCACTGAGAAACAAGCTTCCTATCAATTAATGTATCAACTATCACGAATAACAAGAGAACGTGGTAGTCTGTTAAAGGATGATAGACTAGATGCTTTAGCTATAGCTGTTGCCTACTGGACTGAACAGATGGCTGCTGATGCTGATAGAAACATATCTGATAGGAAACAAGAACTACTACAACAAGAGTTAACAAAGTTTACTGATAGCTTTTATAAACGTAGTAATGGTGGTTCTAAAGCGATCCTTTGGACGTAGTCGTCGTTTCACTCCTCCTACTTAGATAACAAATCTTTTATATAGATTATATATATTGTGATGTCGTAGTTAGTGTATCTATGTTATTATTACATCTATAGATTCATTTATGAATACACCTATCCTTAAAAAGTTAGGAAAGAAGACGACGATAAATCTGTTGTTAAAAGTTAAAAGAAAC